TAGTGCCTTTTATTTAGGAGACTCATTGCACTCTCCTCTGTAAAACTCATGTTCCCTTATATTTGAATGTATTCTTTTATTTATGATTTGTAACTCTCCCACTCGGAAGTTTATAAATGACCGAGTGAAGACGGTTGTTTACATATTTAAAACCGTACACCCACCCCCCCCCTCCCCCCAAAACAACACTATTTTGTTTTATCGCTTAATTATTTAAATAATTTCGTATTTGCCCTAAATAAATTTATTTATTTGCTTTAATTAATGGTCAATGGTCCGCTTTGATTTTATGATTAGATAAATTCTATAAGAGACACTCTTTGTGCTGTAGCTATTGAGTTGTTTTTGAGTTTATCACTATGACATGCTTATGGGTCTAAGATAACCACGCGTTGACGCACCAGGATGTGAGGAAGTACCTCCCCCTATAGAGCCGAGCCGACGTATCTTTTACTTAAGATAAGTGTTCATGATACCATGTCTTATTCACTCCCCCAAACCCAAACCCAAACCCAACAATTATTAAGTGATTATGTTCCCATGTGTATGGAGCATATTAAGAAACTTAAGAAAAATAGTAAACAACAACATACACAAAAATCTCCCAATTTGGCTGAACATTGTCAGCGATTGAAAGATAAAAAGCGAACTATCTCGCGACGAGACCAACGAGATAGATTTGGAGTTCTCGAAAATGATCCAATCTTAGATCAATATAACGACTTCTTCGGTCAAGATTCCATCTACCCAAGAGAATTTCAATCGCGCTTGAAAGAAATCAAGAAATATAACTGTAAGAAAACTCTAGTACGGTTTGTTCAATCTTTCATGCCATCAAGTGAGCTAAACTCTGAACAAGGTGTTTTAGAGGCTCACAATCTCATCGACCAAATTTGGAACGCTACATCAGAGATGTTTTCTGGTATTCAGACAACGATTAGTGGCGTTACAAGTGGATGGTCGACTATTATTACTAGCATAACTAATATGTCTAGTATGTCCTTATCCACAGCAAGAGTTATGGGAAGTGGTTTATCCCTGCTCTACAATCCAGATTTTTGGACTATGCTCATTGTAGTCTTAATTTGGTTAATATCTTATATGATGGATATGGAACCAATTGGAAGAGCTATTCTTCTCATGTATGTTTTATTTAAACACGCTGATTTACGAACTGCTCTTGTTGCTCTTCTTGCAGCTTCAGTTACATATACTGGAGCTGCTAGTCTCAAAACCATTCGTGTTGATGTGCAACAAACAACAAAACATATTGGTGTTTTAGAAGCTGATGTTTCTGATGCCAAATCAATATGCGTCGCACTTTGTGCTTTTGCTGCTTTGTTTTATGGTGTTTCTGCTAGTGAAATACCTGGTATGTCAGGTTTCGCTAAGAAAATGAATGAAATATCTCAAATTAGCAGAGGGACAGAATGTTTAACATCTATGTATACACGTTTTATTGATGGAATTTTCTCAGCAATGGGTTATGAAGTTGATGGTTGTGTTGAGGGTTCTTTACCTAAAGATGTTACTTTCATTACAGACACTGTTAAAGCTTTCACTTTGGAACGAAGACAAGCTTTAGCAGCTAACGCCGCTGACTGCGCACTTCTCGAGCGATTGAATGACACATTCAATTCTTGTCGAGTTAAATATTCCAACAATCGTGCTTTGACTACTATTTTGGATAAATTTCAAGGTCCTGTGGTCAACCTTTATGCATTAGCCTGTCAAGTTAATCCATCCTCAGCAAAACACAGAATTGAACCTGTCGTTTTGATGTTTAGAGGTGATTCGGGTGTTGGAAAATCGACACTCTTATATCACGTTGCCACTCATGTTTTAGTTGAAACGGAAATTATTAAACAAACTGACTCTGATGAAATTATTCAAGAAAGAATTAGTAAATGTATATTTCCTCGTAGTAGCGAAAATGAGTTTTGGGAAGGATATAGCAACCAAACTTGTACTTTGGTTGATGATGCTTTTCAAATCCGTGACTCCCAATCAAGTCCTAATCCTGATTATATGGAACTCATTCGAATGAGTAATCCTTTTCCGTATCCTTTACATATGGCTACACTTTCGCAAAAAGCTAACACAAATTTCACATCAAAGGTTGTTATTTATACAACTAATGTTGAGCGTTTGGCTCCTGAAAGTTGCGTTAGTCAAGAGGCAGTACAACGCCGAGTTACAATGCCATATAAAGTTGAGATTAAGCCTCAATTTGCTGATCACCAAGGTCGTTTACGCCCAGAATTTAAAACTGGTGTTATACGAACTGACGTTTATCAGTTTCGGTGGTGGAACACTGGAACTGGAGAAATTTCGAGACAAACTTTTGGCTTCGATGAAGTTATGCAAGAAATGGTTAAAACTATGCGCTCTAATAAGATTAAATTTGAAAATTCTCAAGTTGATCTTACTCGATATGCTAGAAATTTGTTTCAGCGATTTGAAGGGCCACTTGTTAATCCTAACCCTGTTGATGTTATTTTCCAAGAACTTAGAGATCCTCCACAAAATCAGGTTCTCATTGGTGATATTTTAGAGCCTCAGCCAGACTTAATGGAGTTTGTTGAGCCCGAAGATGATTTGTATGGCGCTGAACTTCAATGGGATCTATTTGATTTTAAAGGTTGGTTAACCCCATCGGTTGTATCCCCCGCGCAGTGCAAGCAGGAATTTGAAAATTTGCTTTTATCTATGCCTGTTGAGGAGCGAACATCTGATTGGGATTCTCGAAAGGAATTTCAAAGAAATGATAGATGTGCTAGTCACCATGTTGGTTATTACGATGATAGGGAGTATACGTTTAGAATGCAAGAATTTGTTAGACGTCATCCTTACCATCCTGCATCACGAACTTTACCAGTTTACGTCAGCCCCAAAGATAGAGGTATCTATGAAGTTACCAACATCGTTTGGGACAACATTAAAGAAGCTTTGTCGCGTATTGAATATCGAAATATAGCTTACTTGGCCATGGCTGGTATTATCGGCGCTCTTGGCATTTATGTTAAATATAAGCAATATCAAACGAGAAAGCGTTTGTTACAAGTGCCTGATCTGTATCCAAAACACAAGGAAACAGCCGAAGCCATCAGAAAAGATCTTGATGGTGTGTCTACAAGTGCTGACAAAGAAATAATCAACGATTACAAACGTTGGTTAGGTCTTCACGTTGACACTAAAGCTGGTGAAAAACTTGAAGCTGACTTGGAGTCCGGAAAATCAAAAACTGCTGTACGAAAGAAGACAGCTCTTGAAGAAGCCTCCGAAACCTCGGCTTTACGTTTTGAAAGTGGTAAAGGAAAGCAAGCCAAAGCCAAGAAGACAAATCTGGAATCTTGGATGAGCGAAAATGCTCGAGATGTTAGTACTAAAGTCTTGAACAACATGCGCACATTAAATTTATGGAACGATACTGAATTGCTTCAGAATTGCAAAGCTAATGTTCTTTTTGTTGAGGGACGCCATATGCTGATGAATAAACATTATTGTCATTTGTTTGACATTATTCAAGAAAAATATCCAAAATTGATAGTTGAATTCGTCAACTGCGGTGTTAGTACTTTTAAAGTTCATTGGAGCGAATTAACTAAGCGCGCTTCTTATTATAGAAATGGTTTGTTAACAGATTTGAACGTTATTGAAGTTCCGAATATTAATCGTTTTCCGTCGTTGCGTACACATATTGCAAAGCGAGATGACTTTAATGCCATGGTTGGTAAAAGAGCCACACTTGTCAAGCAGGAGTCAAATACTAAGATTCTTAAATTTGGCGCAATTATTGAAATTGGAGAAAAAGCGTTTACAAACGAATTTGGTTCAACTCAAGTAGCACACTCGCTCCTTTGCGATATTAGTTCGGAGAAAGGTGATTGTGGATCAACCTATGTGTTGGATGATGCTCACTCAACGCGCAAAATTGTTGGTTTTCACTTTGCAGGTACTCAAGGTAAAGCAACTGCTATTCCCTTAACTCAGGAAGATCTCTATCCTCTTCTGGAAGAAGTTAAGGAATTGCAGTATGAATATGAAGCTGGCGATGTTCCTGGTGTTTTCCAAGGCAACGTCATGTATATTGGTAAAATTAAGCACGAAGGTAAAGTTTGCGCTCCATTTTATCCTCGAAATACAAAGTTGGTTAAGACCAAAATGTTTGGAGTTGCTCATGAAAGTACTTGTGCTCCCGCTGTTCTTGATTATAGAATGGAAGAAGGTTCGAGCTTGGCTAAAGGTTTGAGCAAACAATTTGGAGCAGTTGCTGCAGTTGATAGTTATTATCTTCAGCAAGCTAGTTTCGATTATCGTTCTCTCCTATCAAAGATGAAAGGTTCACAGCGTGTTTTAACTTTTAAAGAAGCTGTTCAAGGCATTGCTGAAACGAAATATATTCGTGGTGTTAACAGAGTTAAGTCAGCTGGCTTTCCTTATTCGCTGACAACTAAGCAAAAAGGTAAAACTGAGTGGTTTGGTTCAGATGATTGGGATTTTAGTAGTAAGAAGTGCCAAGAATTGGAACGGTTGGTTGATTATCAGATTTTTATTATGCAAAATCGCGGTTATGTCGATTACATTTTTTCTGACACTTTAAAGGACGAAACTCGCTCTTTAGAGAAAGTTGCTGAAGGGAAAACTCGCGTTTTTGCTGCTGCACCGCTTGACTTTATTGTTGTTTTTAGAATGTATTTTATGACTTTCTTATCAACAATGATGGAAAATCAGATTGAAAATGAATCTGCTGTTGGTATTCAAGCCCAATCAACATCTTGGCATCAGTTGGCTCAACATTTACAAAAATATGGTAATTCAATGGTTGCTGGTGATTTTTCAAATTACGATGGATCTCTTAATCCTCATATCTTATGGGAAATATACCACATCATTGAATCTTTCTATCAAGTTTCGGAAGGTTATAAAGACGAAGATCGAAAAGTTCGTTTTGCACTTTGGACAAGTATTGTTTCATCAAAACATATGATACATGGTCACCTTTATCAATTAAATCATTCTCAGCCATCTGGAAATCCATCAACTGCTATTTTGAATTCCATGTATAATTCACTGGCTACGCGCTATGTTTATTATAGTACTGGAAATTCAAACTTTAATGATCATGTTACGATGATTGCTTATGGTGACGATAATATTATCAGTATCTCACCAAAAATATTGGATAGTTTTAATCAAGATGTGTTAACTGAAGGTTTTGCTAACATCGGAATGACTTATACTGATGAGGACAAATCTGGACAAGCTCGTATGAAAACGATTGATTCTGTGAGTTTCTTGCAGAGAGGTTTTCGTTTTGAAGAAAGTATTCAAATGTATGTTGCTCCATTAAAATTAGATTCGATTGTTGAATGTTTCAATTGGATTCATGAAACACATGATGAAATTGGAGTTATTGAACAGAACTTTGAAATGTCGCAGCTGGAATTGGCTATGCATGATGAAAAGACGTACGGTTTAGAAACTTTACGACTTAGAAGAGCTATACAGAAAGTTTATGGAAGAAATTTTCCCGCTATTTCGCGTATGAGTACTTTGTATCAAATACGTGATGGGAAAGCTTCTGAAGTTTTTGCTCGTTTTAATTGGTTATAAATTTTAACCCGTCTCGGTGACGTTAAACAGTCCCCCTTGCTCGGGTAGAGCCTCAACTTGAGAGAGTGAAGAGAATTAGTGGATGGTATTTACCATGACCTTACACTTGTGCAGCCCACATAAAAAGGTTCTCTCTCCCTAGCTATATAGGACTGAGTCGTCCATTAGCTTTGTATATATAGACTTGCTACCACCTATCCAAACATCCCACATGAAACCCCTGAAGGTTTTTCCGCATATCAAGGAGTCCGCCCACTTGACTCCGTAACTGGTTTTCACGGCGAAGCTAATGCAACTCAGACAGACACAGTTGGTTTTACTGACGAAGCTGTTGAAGTTGCAGAAGTTATTAATTCAGACATCATTTCAACAACTCACGAATTTACGTCTGGCACCACCACCAATGAAGTTATCGATTACCTCGAGCGCTTTAGAAGCGTTGGTTTGTTAAACTATACATTACCTGACACGTACAATTCCTTTTCCGTATCTACTCTTATTTATCAACCTCAATTGAATGATAAGCTTAAAGGTATTTTAGGAATTACTGGTACTCTGCGTTTCAAAATTAATTGGAATGCCGATCCAACAATATCTGGATTGTATGTTTTTGCATACTTGCCACCTCGTGTCACTTGTCCAGATGGTATGTCTGCCGCTGCAAAAATTATGTTTTTGACTGGTTGTCCCCATGTTTTAGTTAACGTTGCTCATGATACATCTGCAGTTCTTGAAATCCCTTATGTTGGTGAAACATCGTATATTCCATACACACCATCAGATTCTCAAGCTTATTTGGCAAAACAATTAGGAAACTTAGTTTTGTTTCCTATTGCTCCTGTTCGTTCGGCTGTGTCAGGTACTAAAGTTGGATATCGATTGTATTTTGCCTTTAAGGATACCAAAACATTCGGTACTTCAGCTCTTCCTGGCGTTTTACAAGCGTCAGCTGCTTTAGGCATGTTAGCTGAGTCAGTCAAGAAATCTAAAGTTGTTTCTTCCGGGCTCGGTTCAACATCTGAATGGTTGAATAATCTCAAACCTAAATCTAAAATAGGTAATGCTTTTACAAAGGCAGCTGGTTGGTTGGCTGGAGGAGCTAGCACTATAGCTAATTTCCTCGGCTGGTCGAAGCCAACTTCTGTTGTTGCTTTACAACCAGTTTGCCAACTACCTATGTCTGATACACTAACTGCAGATCAAACTTTTGCTGGCAACAAATTTGCAAATAATACCACAGCAGGTTTGTCAAGCATTGATTTGTCCGGAAGGGGCGTTGATGAACACCTTTTCCAAAATTTCTGTCGGAGTGAGTATATCATAACGAAAAAGCCTGCTACTGCAGTCACTGTTGCTAATGGTTCCATCCTAGTAAAGAAGACTGATACTCCCGGCACATTGCTTGGGGGTTATGATTTCAATTACGCATCATGGCGTTTGGAAGAAGTTGTTACAAATGGAGCGGGTCCTCAGACTATAAGACAGGGCAATCATTTTTGGTATCTTAATAACTTACACAAATTCTGGAGAGGCTCTCATATTTTGAAAGTCATACCAGTTTGTACTAAGTTTCATAGTGCTAGAATTCGTGTTGTCTATACTCCTTATAGTCCTAACAATGCACCTGATGAAGCCAAGGTTTATGAAAATCAAGCCTTGACCTATTCTTGGGTTATTGATATATCCGATCCATCATCTTGGGAAATACATGTTCCATTTGTTTCTCCAACTCCTTTCATAGCTAATTGGGGATCAGCAGGCCGAGTTTCTTTTTATTTAGAAAATTATCTCATTGCGCCTGAAAATGTCCCACCTGAAATTGTTTTATGTTCATTCGCAGCTCCAGGTCCCGATCTAGAGTTTGCTTTTCCTACCATCTTGAATTTCGATCAATATTCCAATCCGAAGCGAGGTATTCCTTGGACTAGCTCAACTATTTCGGGTTGGTTAAGTGACTTAGTTCCATTTCAGGATGATGTTATCGCCAATAACTTAAATGTTGTTGACGACACTTTTCAACCACCACCTCCCCCGCCGGAAATTGGTGTTCTTGAAGCCGATGAGGTTTTCGAGTTCATACCACCCTCCACCAAATCAACAACTGCACACCAAATGGCTGTTGGCGACCCAGTTCGCTCAATTTTATCCGAGATAAAACGAGCGTACGTGGCTTATCGCAAACAGACTGGCGCATCCAGATTCATCACTTTTGATCCTCGTATCAATATTTATGGTGATGTCAAAGATGCTAGCAAAACTTGGATGCCTGATCTTCTTATGATGTATGCGCCCAACTTTGCTTTTTGCCGAGGTGGAGTTCGTCTTATAGGACAAAACGTACAACCATGCCGAATAACACATCATTCATCTGTTTACGTCAAAAATCGAGACGAGGCAGCACAACCAACTGGCTTTTGTGAGATTGTTCCCGATCCTACAATCCGATATCCAATGGGTCAAACCTTTTCATTAGGTGTTCTTGACCCTCTTAAAATTGAAATTCCATACTATCAATTCACACAATGTATCAATATGTGGAAACGACCAGGCTACGAAGGAATTTATAATGAGAGCAACGTTCTTATTGATTATTATCAAGGCGTTGACAATTATGAATTCTCACGAGCAGCTGCGGATGATTTTCAATTTGGGTTTCTCGTCGGTGCACCTGCGCTTAGACTGGAAGCCGCACCTTCTATTATCCCCTCCGAATAGAAAGACCCGGAGCGGTACTTTACTTTATTTCATTTAAATATCAGAGTTTCTTCACACTTCTTCTCTGAGCCTATATGGTAACCTGAAGTGCCGG